CGATGATGTATAATCATCCCTGCACGATATGGGTTAGGTCGAGCTTGGATAACTTTGAGTGGACTCATTGTTATGCTAACGCATTAAACGATGAGTACCACTATCGTTATGGTAAACAACACAAATCCATAGTGGAAGTAGTAAACAAACTACCTGAGCCAAAGAATATGCCCAGACTTGGATTTACAGAATTTGGACTAGCAATGCCAGATGAGTTGAAAGACTACGAGAATCCGATACAAAGCTATCGGGACTACTATCATCTTGACAAAGCTACATTTGCAGCATGGTCTCACAGAGACAAGCCTCACTGGTGGAATGAAGATTACGCCGACTATGAGGAAAGGATAACAGCAAAGTGATTAAGAAAGAAGCTGGAGGATATACCTTCACATTTAACGATGGCACTTCAGAGAAAGCTCAAGAAGAAGCCATTAAAAAATATTTAAAAAGAGGAAACTACTTTAGAAATATCATCATAAGAAAATCTGATGGTACAGAAGTACACCTAGGAAATGGAGTAAGAAAACATGGCAAACGACACACCTCTTAGTAAACTACTAGGAATAACAGAAGAACCCCTACAAACTATGTCAAAGTCAGAAATGCTTTTAAACAATTTAGAAACACAACAAGCAAAGACTAGACAAGAGATACACTTACTAGAAGAAGAATTAGTAGATAAAAAAGAGTACCTTTTAAAAATAGTGGGTGGTATAGAAACTTTAAATGAACTCTCAAAGTGAGAATAGTAGTCCAAGATAATTTCTACCCTGAACCTGATAAAGTAAGAGAACAGGCACTTGCTATGTTCTTTCACCCAGGGCAAATGGGTATGCAAACAAAATTTCCAGGTCAGCGAACTAGAGGAACATTCTCGAAAGAGAACAGAATATATGTTAGGAATAAATTATCACATATGTTAAATAGAAATATGATAAACTTTCCTCACAATACTAGCAACGCTGCGTTTACTTTAGGAACTGTACGAGATAAGTCTCCTCAGAATTGGATTCATCATGATGCAACTTATATGGATAGGGAGAATAGATTAGGAGGCACTGAGTATGCCGCAGTTATATATCTATCTCCTGAACCAGACCCTACAGCAGGTACTGCATTTTTTAGAAGTAGAAAATCAAAAACAATATGGAAAACAAAAGATGTGACTTTTGATAACTCTACAGGATTTAAAGATGTTTGGAAAGGACATCCTAACTTTGATTTACATATGTTCTCAGCGAATATATACAACAGAGCGCTAGTATATCCAGCAAGATATTGGCATGCTCCTTCCAACGCAGGTTGGGGATATGACAAAAAGACAGGTAGACTTGTACAAGTTTGCTTTTTTATGGTAGAAAAAGGAGAGTATGATGACAGAATACAACAACAATAAGTTTAACGAGGACGAAGCACTCAAAACGCTTCAAACCTATATTAAGTCGACATACGATGGACATTATAGTATGAATAAAATCCAGTCAACCGAGTTCATTTTCGATGCTGGTCATGGCGAAAGTTTTTGCTTAGGAAATATCATAAAGTATGCACAACGCTATGGAAAGAAAGATGGACGAAACGAGCAGGACTTACTAAAGATTCTGCATTACGGAATAATTTTACTAGGGGTAGAAAATGAGAATAAAAAAACACGAACAGATTACACAAGCGAATATAACCAAGGTAATTGAGTTATTAAATCCAACGGATGGTAGTAAACCTATTACCAAGAAGGAAGCTTGTGGTATACTAAATATTGCTTACAACACAACAAGATTAAGTAATATTATAACAGAATTTAACGAGACTATGGAGTTTCGTGCAAAACGAAAAGCACAGAATAAAGGCAAAGCAGCAACACCACAGGAAATTAAAACCACAGTGGGTATGTATTTAGAAGGAAGTAATATTTCAGATATAGCAAAAGCATTGTATCGTTCTCCTGCTTTCGTAAAAGGTATCATTGAAAGAATTGGAGTACCTCAAAAGCTCTCAATGACAGACTATGAAGGAAGAAGAAACGCAATGCTACCAGAGCAGTGTGTATCTGAGGAGTTTGAACCTAAAGAAAGAGTTTGGGCAATCAGACAGAATTATCCTGCTATAGTCAGTAGAGAACTAAAGCCAGAGAAGGCTAAAGAAAGAGGGTACAAAGTGTATCTAGTAGATACAGTAGAATGTACACAAGACGATTTAAAAGATACGTACTTCCCACACTTAAGTTTCGCAGGTAAGCAATATTGTTTAGCTTCGTATGAGATGGGCAGTCTAAGGCATTTACGAGAGTATATGTAAAAGGACATAAAATGTCAGAAATTATTATATCCATGTGGTTAGCTGCGTGGATAATACAACTTTGTAGAATATACTATCCTATTTTTAGGAGAGTACCTCATGGGCATATAGTAAGAAAACAGTGGATATTGTGTAGTACGATAGTAGCTGTATTTGCTATATTATTAGTACCATTCTCAATACCTGCAATGTTAAGCGAGAAGCATAAAATTAGATATCAGAATGGATTTCTGAAAGGATTATTAGGAGAAGATTAATGTATAGTAGAAAGTTATTAGTTTCCGTATGGACTGACGGAAGAAAAACAGTAAAAGTCTACGCACAAGTAAAAGGATTATTAGGAGAATAACATGGCATATATAGGAAACCCTTACTACGATGCACTAGAAGCAAAGTATATAGCACAGATTAAAGAAGCACAAGCAGTACTACAAACATATTTTCAAAACTCAGTAGGTATTGGAGAACACTCTGATTTATTACCTGAGTTTGATAAGTGGGTGGAACAACTTGCAAGTGCTGATGAAAAGCTACAGGCTTTGCGCAAGTTGCTTAAAAAATGAATCAAGTACTAATACTAGAAGTAGATAGCACAAAGATAGGTGTAATAAGAAACCCCTATGAACGTGCTGTCTTTCATTATATGCACGGACTAAATTGGATTGGTTTTGATAAATGGATTCAAGAAGATAATTTAGTTAGTCAAGTAGAGGCTTATAAAAAATGTGTAGAACTAATTGCATTTGATGACTGGGAAAATGAATTAAAAAATTTAGAGTTAGATGTAAAAGATAAATCAGTTATGAAAGGTCAAAAAACAATAACGGATTGGAGAAGTTGGTACACTTTAAAAAGTAAACAAGTAATTACTGAAGTATTCAAAGATGACATACTTACCTACGGTTTTAGCTACTAAAAAATAGTTCTTGACTCATGCTTAAAATTCTTGTATAATATATTTATATTAAGGAAATAAGCAATGAGCGACAGGTATTACACACAAATGCTAGAGACCACAGGTTGGTGTCCTGGTTATCGCAGTACCTACACTCTTGCCGAATACAAACAAAACTATAAACTAAAAAGGAAAAGAACTATGGCGTGGACAGACGAAAGTAAAGAACAAGCAGTTGAAATGTATACTGCAGAAGAACCAACTCCAGAAAATAGCATGGAGATTGTACAGAGTATTGCTGAAGAATTAGGCGAGAGCCCAAATGGTGTCAGAATGATTCTAACAAAAGCAGGTGTTTATGTTAAGAAAACACCAGCAGTCAAATCATCTTCAGGTGGAGGCGGTGGCAGAGTAAATGTCGCAGCTGCACAAGATGGATTGATTAAAGCTATTAGTGATATGGGCGAAGAAGCAGACAGTGCTATTGTAAGTAAGCTTACAGGTAAAGCAGCTGTATATTTCACTAACCTAATCAATAAACTTAACGATTAATACCCCTGGAATGTGGGCAGTCTTCGGACTGTCCGCACTTTTTTACATCTAACAGAAAGACCTTGCAAGACGATACCATGATTGGACGGTAATAGATATTAACCTACCAACAAGGAACGCATGAAGAAAGAAGATTTTGTTAGAAAATTAGACGATGCTGGGGATGCAATCGTCACGTACCGAAGTCAAAACAGTCGTAGACTAAAATATAACGTATGCACGAGTGATTTTGACAATAAGTATATACAAACTAAAAGAAACCGAGCAAAGCCAAATACTAAACAAGTATTATTATTTTGTTGGGACACGGATTCTTATAGATTGTTAGTCCCTGACAATGTGACTTCTATTGTACCTTTATCGAGGATATTAAAAAATGATAGAACTACATGAAGCACCAGCTGTCTATGAAAAGGAAATAAGTTATAACGAAGCTAAGCATGAAAAAGTATTCGTTATGATAAATACCTTTCGTGGAACAGAGTATTTACATATTAGAAAATATTATCAAGACTTTGACGAAGAATGGAAACCTACCAAGGACGGCATAGCCATGCCCTTAGACTTTAATAATAGTCGCGGACTGTTTGAGGCGTTAGTCGAGATACTTTCTATATCAGAAGTCAAGGGAGTGCTAGAAACTCATTTCAAAGAAGTGTTAGATAAGATATACCTATAGCACCAAAAAATAGTCCTTGACAAATCCTTAAAAATTCTGTATAATATATCTATGAATAAGACAGAATACCTAGAATTGTGTAATCAAAAGTATGCAGAAGGCAATCCAATATTGCCTGACGAAGTATACGATAGACTCGTGGAAAATACCGAACTTGAAAGTAAAGTTGGGTATGACGTCACAGAGGAAAGATTTAAACACCCCTTCCCAATGTATTCATTACAAAAAGTTTTTATCGGAGAAGATAAACAACCACAATGGGATATTAAACAACCACAGATAATGACTGCCAAGTTGGATGGTGCAGCCGTGTCTATAACTTATATAGAAGGCGTACTGACACAGGCGTTGACTCGTGGTGATGGTAAAGCAGGACTAGATATTACTGATAAAATTAAGTGCTTAGTGCCAAATGAAATATGGAGTAAAGGATTGAAACAGATTACTGGAGAAATCGTTGCCCCTAAAGAAATACCAAACGCTAGAAATTATGCGAGTGGTGCTTTGAATCTAAAGGACTTAGAAGAATTTAAATCCCGTAATCTTACATTTATATCTTATGGTATTCAACCAGCAATTTGTGCTGAGTGGAGTGCTGATATGGGTATGCTAAAAGATATGGAATTTAACACTGTCACACAAAGTGATTGGACTGAATTTCCTCACGATGGTAAAGTTGTAAGGGTCGACTCTAATATATATTTTGAAACATTAGGCCACACCTCACACCATCCAAGAGGAGCTTTCGCTCTGAAGACAAGACAGGCAGGAGTAGTTACTCGACTCTTAGACGTTGAATGGAATGTCGGGAAGTCAGGTGCTGTTTCACCAGTTGCAATCTTAGAGCCGTGTATCATTGGTGAAGCGACAGTAAGTAGAGCAACCCTACATAATATCGGATATATCGAGGCATTAGACCTAGAGATTGGATGTGATGTGGAGGTTATTCGTAGTGGAGAAATCATACCTCGCATTGTCAAAAGAGTAGAGTATGAAAATAAAAGATAGAATACAAAAAAGACTAGATGTACTAGAATACATGATGAAGAATAATATTCACATAGCAGACCCCAACGGGTGCATGGAATATAGTTTAACTATCAGCAAATTTTGGTCAGTTCTTTCAGAAGAAGATAGAGATTTTATACAAGGATGTCAGTCTTCAATCGAAGAAGGCTGGGAGTGGGAATGAGAGTATTAATTCTAGCTACTGGACGAACAGGAAGTACTCAACTTATGAAGGGTATTGCCGATGGACTTGACTATAATTATATCGCAGAGCCTTGGAATTTAGACTTAATAAATATACTCGACAAGAAACACCAGGAAATAGATTTCCACAATCTTCCCGAAGATGTAGTGGTAAAAGTTATTGTAAATACAAGACAATTCTTAGGATTTTATTTGTATTGGACAAATGGCCCCTATAATACTGAAGGACTCGACTGGTTAGATACTTGTAGTGAAGCTGTATTTTGGTATCGATTTGCACTAAGGTTTGATAAAGTTATAATATTAGACAGATATGATACTTACGGTAAAGTAATAAGTGCACAAATGGCGCAGGCATATAATATTTGGGACAATAAGTATGAATTTGATGAGAAGTTACTGCCTGAAAATATAGACGAACTTAAGCTTAAAGAGGAAGTAAGTAGTGCACTCTTAAAAATACTTTCTACAAAATTAAAAATTGATATAACATACTATGAAGAACTTTATGATAACATTCAAAAAGAAAACTATTTCAATCTTCCACTAGACTCTAAAAGACTATTTGACAAATATTTGAATACCGAATATAGGTATCAAGTAAGATGAGTGGAGGAGTATATAATCAAACCTTTTTTAACAACCATCCGTGGGAGAAAGAAAAGGACGGCATACTATATGGCATAGTACTAGTAAACATGCAAACATGGGAACGCGAAACAATAAAAGTAGGCATCGCAAAAGGTCGAACATTCAAAGACGCAGTAAAAAGAGGGCGTGGATTTACAAACTACGACATCAGAAT